TGCTGTGTCCCCCCTTTGAATGACGCCCTGATCTGAAGGCATGGAAGGGCCGTTAAGGAGAATTCGGCAACCTATCGTGTATTGCGTGACGAGAAGGTCGAATTGCCCTGAGTCCGGGGCATCTGGGAATTGATTGTTTCCGTCAAACGCCGTGTAAGCCAGACCAACACCGCCCGGCCCAGCCGTGAATGTCCCGCTGTTGTTATTGGTCAACGTCGTTGCCAACCCCAACTCATCCGTCAGTCCACCGTCGAGCGCGTAGAAATACCGCATCCCGGTAATCGGAAGCGTGACCTTTGATGAGGCCTTCTTTCGCACGGCGTGAAGCCGCATTGGCATTATGAGTGGATGACTCATGCTGTCAGAGCAAGAACTTGAAGCCTTTGGCCTGTGTTCGCGGAATGCACGTAGTAGTCTGAAAGATCGGCGCAAGGAATCGGAATGGCTGCTCCCGGCGAAACGCTCAACCCGACGTTTTCGTCCGCGCCGCTACCTGCGACAAAGACGTCTTCAGTGTTGGTAGTCGGCGCGCTGATCGTCGCAATGCCGTTCTTGGGAACCGTGGCGCTTGCTGTGAACCTTGTTGCTGTCGCGCCTGTCGTCAGGTTGAGATTGACGAGCGTTGAACCAGGATCGACTGAGACTTTCCCGATCTCATTATTCCCGGCCGGAAGAGCGGTCCCAATCGTGAGAGACGGAGCCGACACGATGTCGACGTTCCCGATATTGTTGTCACCTGCGGGAAGTGCGGTCCCTACGGTAATCGAAGGAATGGAAACGACGTCGACGTTGCCGATGTTATTGTCTCCGGCAGGAAGGGCCGTCCCGATAGTGAGAGACGGGATTGAAACGACGCCCACGTTCCCGATGTTGTTACCACCGGCAGGCAGCGCGGTTCCGATGGTCAACGAGGCGGCCGCGTCAATCGTCACGTGCCCGATGTGCGCCGTGCCCGCTGGCAACGACGTCCCGATTGTGAGAGACGGAATCGAGACGACATCGACGTTCCCGATGTTGTTGTCCCCGGGCGGAAGTGACGTCCCAATTGTCAGGGAAGGAATCGAGACTACATCGACGTTCCCGATATTGTTGTCTCCGGCTGGAAGCTCCGGAAGTGAGTCGATGTGGACGTGTCCGACGTGATCGGCACCATCCAGCGTCGACTTGAAAGTGATTGGATCTCCCGCCGCGTTGTTACCTGTGAAGCTCATTTTAGAATCCTGCCGCAACTTTGATTGTCAGATTGCCGTTTGTGCTGAAGTCCGTGGACATCGGGTCGCCGCCTCCGATTGTTGGCGGGAGGTCTGAATCGACCCTTAGCGCGTAAATTTCCATTTTGCTGGGCCTGCCGCCCGGGATTGGAATGATTGCCTGAACACCGTATTGATCCCCGCCCAACACGACACGATCCCCCGTCGAAAGCTGCTGCGATGTCGTGTTCCATGGGACCGTTATTTTCACGTCGACCGTCGATGCGATCTGCTGGGCCTGCACCCGCTCTTCGCCTTTCAAGTGCCGAAGCTCCCCCCATTCACGCCCCAGCAAGCTCCAAGACTTTTCAGCGATGCCTTTTGCACTTCGAGTCTCCGTGACCCGATGCAAAGCAAGGTAGATGTCGCGCCGCCCTGGGTTCATACGGAGTAAGTCTTGTGCATGGCCATCACACCGAAAATCCATTCGGGGATCTCTTCCGTGGGCTGCCGCCGCTCGTAGAAGTCAGCAAGCAAAAGTTTGATGGCGTGCTGTATTTCGGTCGGGACATCGGCGGCCAGCGTCCCGTATCCCGCCTTGTATTCGACAACGATTGCCTCCGGGTGCTCCCCGATGGTCGGGAGATCCCTGAAGTAAATGCCTCCGCTGTCGCCAAGAACGGTGTTGTAGCTGCTCGCCGCAAGCGTTTGCTCCGCCAGGTCTGAATCAAGATATTTGACGGACTCAACGGTCCTGATTTTCGGGCAGGGAAGCCAAATCAATTCCCCCGTCGGGGCAGTCGACATCGAGGCCTCACGCGTCTGCTCAACGAATGAACGGCCCGACCACCCCTCAAGGAATGACCGGGCCGCCACCGTCAGGGAATCAATGAGCGTATCTTCATCCGCGCTTGTGATCCGAAGGAACGCCTTTGCGTCGTCGCGTGACACGACTTCAACGGTTGGCGCAACCGTCGTTTCATTGCGGGTAAATTTGACCATCGATTTCCCTTTCCGTTTTGTTCGTTGGCCTTATCGCGGCCGTGAAAAAGTCAGTCCTTGGATTTGCCTTCGGGCTTGGGCTTGGGGTCGGCTTTGATAGGGGTTTTGGAGACAGCCCCCGCAACGGCCAGCTTCTCCCAGTTTTCCGGGCCTACGCCGTCCTTGGAGACTTTGTCGCCTTTACGCCCTACTACGGGTCCTTTTTCACCGGCCTTGATCACGCAATCGCGCGTCAGCCAGCCTTCCGAAGTGTTTTGAGTCGTCGATTTTTCCATGTCTTTTCTTTGGTTGTTCGATTCGCGTTCCAGTTGTCAATGATCGTCGGTCAGACGGATTAGGTCGTGACCATGTCCAACGAGGCGGCAAAGCTGGCAATTCGCGGGAAAGCGCAATTCCAGTAAATTGCCGCGATGATTTCGATGATGCCTTCCTTGCCCTTGGTGTAGGGGTTGGAAAAGATTTCGATTCCGCCCCACTGTCCAATGTGGGCGTCGGCCCAGTTCCCGAACACGATTGCCGAAAGGGTCGATCCGGAAGCGCCTTCAACGAGATCGGACGGAAGAACATTCGAGGCCAAGGCCCGGTATCCGTTCAGGCCCGCGTCGCCCTGCCCCCAGACAAATTGACCGGAACCGGCGTCAATCTTCGTCCGCTTGAGTTTGCCTTTTCCGGCCGGTGTGGTGACGTAGGCAAGGGACCCCATGAGGGCATCCCCTACGTCCACGTTTTGTTCCAGCATGATCACGTTCTCGAACGTAGGCGCGCCGCCGTTGGGAGTCCCCAGGGAAACGGTCGTCAGACCGGCGGTGTTCAAAAGCCCCGTCGGAACCGGGGTCCCGCCGCTGCCGTTGAAGAACTTTTTGTCCACCTCGATGGCGAGCTTCCGGCCAATGTAGTTCCGAAGCCACCGCTCGATCCCGGCCGAGTCCTGGCGCTGGAGTTCAACGCTGAGATCGGCGAAGACGGGCAGGCGTTCCGGGGTCATCGTGGTTGCGGTCACGGTCGGGCTGATTTCGTCGGCCGTTGCGTTTTCCGCCTTGTGGGCCGGGGCCGTGCCGTGAACCATCACCGGAAGTTTCACGTCCCCGCGAAGGCCTTCCATGTAGTTGACACCAAGGGCGCGTGTGACGAGGGATTCAAAGAACGGGTCGAAGATCGCCGGAATGTCCGTTTCGATCCGATGGCCGCCCGCCCCGTCCGTGGTTGTCATGTCCGCACGGAATCCCGGGCCGTTTCGGCGGGATCCGTATTCCAATGCGAACCGCGGAATGCAGGCATACCCGGCCCCGGCTTGGCAACTGACTTTGGACGCGTCCATTTCCTTTACGCCTTCGTCGTGGACCTCCTTGGCGAGTCCGGAAAGGTTTTGCGTGCCACCGTTGATGAAGTCGAGAATGCGAAGCTTCGACAGGTCGCGCTTTTCCCCTTCGCTCAGGCCGTTGTTTGCGGGCGCTCCGGGGATGTGGCGGTTGCCCTGAGTGGCCGCTGCGGCCGCGTTGGCGGCATCGTCGGCGGCGGCCTGGGCTTCGATGGCGTCCTGCTCGTCCTCAACGCGGATCACGTTTTCAAGCGTTTTGCGCTCCTTGTCGATGGCGGCGATGCGGTTCTGTTTGTTGGCGACTTCCTTGTCGGATTCCTCCGTGAGTCCGTCCTTGTTCGCCTCGTCGGCCAGCACCTTTTTGATTTCGGCGACGAGCTTGGCGCGCTCCTGATTCAGAAGCTTTAATTTTTCTTTCGGGTTCATGTCTTTTTATTGGGTTTGTTCTGCCAGTTCGAGCCGCCGCCGTTGAAGCCGGGCTTTGGCAACGCTCCGCTCCGGTCCTTTGTTCGGCGCGGAAATCTTTTTCTCGCCCTTGGGGGCGTTCTTGAAAATCGCTTCGATTCCGTCTTGCGGTTGATAGCCGACGGACGGGGACACGACTTGATCCGCAAAGCCTTCATCGACGGCCCGCTTCCCAAGCATCCACGTCTCGGCCTCCATCAAGGATTTTGCCTTTTCGATTTTGACCTTGCCCCGGGCGGCGTAAGTCCCGGCAATTGCATCCGTGATCTGATCCAACACATCGGCGGTCTGCCGGAAGTCGGCCGCGTTCCCGGCCGCGATTGTCCAAGGGTTGTGAATCATCATCATCGCGTTTTCCGCAATGCCGATATTGTCGCCAGCCATGGCAAGGTAAGAGGCGGCCGATCCGGCCATGCCATCGATCAGCACGTTGAAACGCTTCGCGGACGAGGCCATGAAATTGTAAATCGCGAATGCCTCGAAGACGTCGCCGCCAAAGCTGTTCAACCGTAGTGTGACCGCTTCCGAGTCGATCTTTGAGACTGCCTTGGCAAAAGTCGAAGCCGTGATCCACGGCCAGCCGATCACG